TGCCATTAAATAAAGCCCTTAGATTACAAATCTAAGAACGTTGTATCCAATTTATCACACTGGAAGTAACTATTAGACACATCAATGGTCCTAACTTCAGAGCCATTGCATATAAATTGTGCAAAGAGCAAATCGCCTTGTTCAAACTCATATGAATCAGACAAATTGAAATTAGTACCAGCTGGTGCATTGAAACTATAATTTTGGATGGTCAAATTACTACCATCTTGCTTACGAACAAGCACCTGCGCTGTGACATCATCTGCCACCATTGGACCAAGAAGTTTCGAACGATACTTTACAGCCTGTGCTTGATCCCTAAACACTAAATGCTGTTTGACCTTAACAGGACGGCGTTCCACAGATTTTTCATCATCAATGGGCTGAACACCATCCAATGAGGCTGCACCCAAAGTGCAATACCAATTATACAAACTCCTACCTGCCTCCATTGCAAGAAAGAAACTATCTTGCTCGGTCTGCTGTGGAAACATTTCAGCTTGATCCGCCAACAATAACCGATTTCCGGCTAATGGTTGATTGACATAGAATTCTTGTGACAAGGTTGCAGTATTGGAATAATCAACATACCCAGTACCAGCATACGCTCTTGGAGTCACTGGTCGAAGACCATCGAACTCTAATTCATAATCAACCATGAGATAACCACCACGTGTATTAGCCAACATGGAAATCCTACCAATAATGGACAACTGTACAGACTTGCTCGGGTCAACACCATATATTCCAGGTTCAGTTGACCACCATTCACCACCTCTGTAAATGAACTCATTGGTCTGCATATTACGCGTAACTGAACCAATGAAATTCTGTGCATAAGCTGACAATTGTTGCAAATTGCTTGGTGTTGTATCTCCAAAGTCTTGTAACAGAGCAATCCCCAAAGTTCCCACAGTCACTGACGGGCACCCTGCTACATAACGGATCTTAACTTTCTTGAATCGATAACGTTGATACGCAGCACCAAAAGCAGCCGCTCTAGGGAAGACCGTAGCTCCTGGGTCAAGTCTCAACTCAATCCTACCCCACACAGTCCCGGAAGCCCCAGTAGCAACATCTTGTATCATTTCAGTGCCACGAGCAATAAGTCTACCATTTACAACAGAAATGTTCAACGATGATGTCTTAACATCATCCGGATACCTAACAGCACCAGACTTTTGCTTCTTCTTCTTTTTCTTAGAAGATTTGGTCTCACGTTTTAGATCAGCTTTCAAAGCCTGCATGGCTTGTCTCAACTCATTCATCTCTTTTTTACTACATGGTCTAATGCCCCTAGACAACGCCATCTCATTGTATTTACGATGCATGGCAATACCAAGTTTAGGACTTAAATAAGTCCCCAAGGAGAACAACATGTGAAGATACTTATGGCTTGTGGTACCAAAGACCTCATCCTCTCTACGCCCATACTCATAAGCAACCTTCATAAGTGAAACAAAACCACTTGACTTAGCCAATTTTTCCATTTCTTCTTCAACTGGACTCATTACTACAGAATAAACCTCATCAGGTCTGAGAACGTAATCCAATGTCACATTTGTAACATAATCATCCATATTTGACTCAATCATGGCCATCCGCAAAAGAATGTCATCATCAACAAACGCAGGGAATGTATCAAGGGTGATGTTATCTTCAAGCCAATCATCAATCATCCTAAGTGTAGTTGCATCCACACCGGAAAACTTTGAATACTCAGCATACGTATCATCACCGGGAGTACAAACAGGTCCACCTTGTATTCTATATGGATTACGATGTTTCTCATCATGAAACTCCTTAATTCCCAATCGAATGGAATCACGTGTGATCGCCCTAAAAATGGCCCCAATGACCGGAACATGACCAGCTGTAGGCAACATCGATTTAGCTGTACCATAGAGTAATCTCTTAAAGATTTTAGGATCATGCTTATTGTGATTGATACCAAACTTACGCAAAGTACGCATAGGTTTATTGGAATACCTCAAGTGCCCATCAACCGGTAGGAAAATCCCACTACAAAACTCCACATCTTGCAGATTTTCGCATATGGACATATCAACCTTAAGACCCAACCCAGCGTACCTAGCTCTACAACGGTCAACATCAACACTCTCAGCACCAAACAGATCATCATCACCCAATACCATCACAGAATCTGATGGTTTCAATTCAGCACAAAATCTAATAACAAGGATATTGAGCAAAGAATTAAACGGTGATGTCCACAAATCCCCGGAACGACGTGCATGCCTCATGGTGACCGTAATGTAATCAAGGACAGTACCCCGAACTTTATGCCAATTTTCAACCAACCATTGGAAATTCTCAGGCTTGTTAAATATCTTCTTATCAAGATAATATAACTCCAAATCGAGCATTGTCTTCAACATTGACCCATCCCAATTAGAAACATCACCCTTAACAACAAAGGGTGATTCCATAATATGCTCGACATATTTTCCAACCAAATCAGGCGTAGTACTACAAGCATAAAAATTGGGTGACCGACCATTAAAAGTCTTCTTCAGGTCATTGCCTATCTGTTTAAACACATGGGAAAACTCAGCTATCACGTTTTCACTACGATTCCAAATCATGCGTGGTTTAAAGTCATCAGGTGTCTTGTCTAAATACAATTCACCTTTGACAAATAATTCACTCCATGCATCCTTATCACGAAGATTGCCACGCAGATTCATCAAACGATCACCTTTCTTCACACCATATGTGGATTGGAGGTGTGACAACACATCAAACCCAGGGTCCAAATGAACCTCAGGCATGTCATCAATGAATTTCCTCCCAAAATGCTCAAATTCTCGCAGTAACGTTGGATCAAACCCACGATCAAACAACATCCTTTTCCGAAGAGCTACCTCAACATTCTGGGGATGATTAGATGGATAAACGGCCGCCAATGGCATTGTGGTTCCATAAATATCCACATGCTCATCCGTCACGACAGGACCGTCATAACCTTCATAATCACTTGAGAGTTTTACATATGCCGAATCAAACAATTTCTGTTCCTCAACATCAGCAATAACCTTGTTCATGTACATAGTACTGCACGGCACAAAGTTCAATCTCTCAACACGGAATAACTGCTCATGTGCCGCATTAACCACTTCAAGACGACAGTCTCTAATAGTAGGTTTCTTAACACATGGAAACAGACAACAAAGTCGTGAATAATAAGCGCATAATTTCGCACGAAATTTCTGAATAATTGATTCACGAATACCATCAGGTGTAATTCCGTCCATCGCCAGACGGACTTCCACCTCATTTTGCCGTCTCAGCAGCATCATGTCAGGATCAAATGATCTGGACAATTCATCCCTTGCCCATTGAGATCCCAGGAAGCTTCGGACATGACGCTCCATCTCGACATTGCGATGATAAAACCTAATCATATGCTGTTTGACTATTGACACTTGGGCATCGATGGTTTTAAACCCTTTCTTGTCCACCAATTTTGGCAATACCGATAAGAAGGATTGAACAACCAAGGCGTCTTGAGTAAATTTCATAACATCTACAGCTCGAGCACGCATCCAATCAGTGCCAGGTCGGCACAAATAAAGAACATGATCCACTGAAACGTCAACGATATCCTCATCAACACCTGCAAACAACTTGACCTCATTCGCCACAAAACAAACATGTTGAGCGTTCGTCCACTTCGAATGATGGTCTAGATACAGTCTATTCAGCAATGATGTAACATTTAGTTTCTCCCTCAAGTCGAGAAGTGCAGCATAATTCACCAAAACTACACAACCTACATTGAGATCCACAGAGCCATCAAGCTGAGAATCACCGCCAGAACTCATACTTGGTAAGTCAACCTCACCACTCGGAAGCAAACTAGGTCTACGACCTGGTTCACTAGGCACATGTAAATATTCCCAATCAGACTGCTTCTTCTTCAAATCCTGACTTAAATGTCGCTTCTTCCGCAACACATTCCTGTCATGAATTTTCTTATGAAAAGCCTTAGCTTGTTTACGCTTCAAATTGTACTCACCACGTTCAATTTGCGCTCGGTTTTTATCAAACCAATTGGGTTTTACATCCAATCTCCGAGGCTCACCCCACGTGCCATAAACTATTGGTCCCCGTGGGCAAGTCTTCTCATCAATTTCAGACGAGCAATAGGATGACTCATAACCATCCTTGACTTCCTTTTCCTTGGTCTCAACATTTGAGACCCACACCGAATTATTCTTTTCGTCGGTGCCCGAAACAGTCTTCTTAATTGAAACATCCGGAGAGAAGACACTTAGCTCCGGGTGAGTGCAAGTTTTAATTTCATCGAAATCAGATTTTGCGACTCGTATAAACCAGTACTGCACGAGTCAATGCAGCCCGGGTTGGCAATTCAATCAGCCGGTTAAGCTAATTTGGGCCCTATAATTAATGTGGCTACCCAGATAAACATCCTCCACACTGGCTTTATCGCGTCCTGCTAATTCATTTGCCATTACTTAGCAGTCACTATATGCGCCAACTTACCAGACCATCGCTATGGTCCTCAAAGCACGGTGTTAAATTACGCTGGTAAAACAGT